CTATGACATATCTCCCTGGTATCGGCGGACAACCAAAGGCACAACATGAAACATCATCATGCCGCCTTCCATGCCTGACGGCATAAAAACAATAAAACAAACATCGTCATATTGCTTAAAAAATGCCATAAACCAAGATTCATCTTCTGTCCGTTCTCCTCGCAAAGCTGCGGGGATCGGACAGAATTCTCATCTTGGTACTTTGCGAACCTGAAGCATCACAACAATATCTGTCTTAGAATTTTCTGATGAACGTGAGCCAAAAATAGACCAACCAGACGAAGATTTAGAATCCTTCTGCTCTGCAAGGCCGCCTATCAAAATAATATCACCATCATTCATAACAACGTCTGTTGTCACATCTCGCTTTAAAAGCGTCGGAGAATTATTAACGCCAGTATCAGTTGCAACAAAATTAGAAAGCTGCTGTTGAATGTTCAAATCAATAGCGTTGATTTTAATAGATGGTTTCACTCTAAACAAAACCCCTGAGCTACGATACTCAACAGACTGAGTTGAATTATTACCATTAACTGTAACACTACCTAAAACAGGAACATCGGCACCTACAGAAAAAGAAGCCTCTGTATTATTCTTCACGCGCAATCTTGGCGAAGATACAACAGAAAATCTGTTATCAGTTGAAAGTAATGTATAAATTGCATCAATTGAACCTGTTTTTAAACTCAAAAAATCACCAGAAGTACTAACGTTAGAGCCAAGAGAAATATTAAATTTTTCAGATATAACTTTAGCAGCAAGTAAAAATCCTGAGCCATCATTCTGACCAGTCTGAACCTCAAAAACATATCCTGAAACAACAACCTCATCAGGAACCGTATCAATGGTTGGCAATATGCTTTTGATAATGTCAATATCTTTTTGTGTGCCATAATAAACAAGAGAATCACCTAACCTATTGAAATTATTAGAAGCCCCTGAAGAAGAAGTACTGGATATGTTAGTGCTTATATTTCCTGAATTTCCAAATTGACCAGATACAAAACCAGAGAGAATATCAGACAAATAACCAACTGAACGATTTAATGGAGAATACACAAAAACCTTTAAAATGGGAGGTTTTTCTTGAGGTTTAAAAGGCGTTATGTAGTCAACACCTTTTTTTGTATGAATTTTAATGTTCATATTAGAAAAATAACGTTCAATAAAATCACGCTCATTAACATCCTTGGTTATTTTAAATGAAACAAGTCGTTGGTCATTGGCTAAATCAGGAGAAATCATATAAGGAACCTTAAAAACCTCTGAATAAATCAAAGAAATAGCCTCAGGTAAAGCAAGCTTTTTTATTTCAAGCTCAGTGGCAGAAAAACAAGAAAAACTAAAAACATCAAGCACATATATATTAAACGTTTCATTTGTCACCACCTGAATAAAAAGTAACAAGCTCACCATCAACAATTCCTGTAAGTAAAACACCTTGATAATTAAAGGTGGAAGCAGGAACCATGCGGACAAGACCTGAATTATTTGTAATTATCACATAGCTACGCCCTTCTCTTTCAAGTTTCCCAACGATACGCCAAGTTGAAGATAATTTAGGTGTATTTGGAATTTCAGGAACTGAATTAAAATTAACAGAACGTAAATTAGATTCCTGAGGCGGCAAATCAGAAGCATCACTCTTGACCAAACCACCATTAAAAAACCTATAAAGATAACCAATGCTAAATATGAAAATGAGAATCATAGCAAGAACAACAAAATACAAACTTTTCTTGCCTAAAATGCTAGCCCGATTATCAACAGTAAGTTCTTTGCCATCCCCATTCTCATATGATTTATACAAAGGGAATATATCTGGATTATATTTCCTCTGATAACTTGTAATTTTGTTTGACTTATAAAGTTTAGAACCATTAAAAACATCGACACGATAACGACTCTTCATGCCAATAGCAATATGCTTTTGCATTCTAAAAGTAGTATCTAACCTTGCTTTAATAAAACGAGGTAAAGAAGAAACCTCCTGATTTATAACAACAAGGTCACAACAAACACCAGTTTCAATATTAGTAAAATGACGATGCTCGGCAATAAATGAACGATGATTCTCACAAATGGATTTATCACTATCCCAAATGCGCCAAGATTCATCAATAACAATCAAATCTCCATACTGACAAAATGTATCTTCAGGACGAGAATCTTTATATGGGAAAAAATCATCAGCTTTGACATCATCATTAGAAACATAAACAACATCACCTAAAGATATATCTTTCCCCGATTTTGATTTTTTCATGCAATAAGCATGAATTTTATCTTTATTTATACCGTAAATATTAGTAACAACACGACGCCCAGAAGAACAAGCAGGTACAATAACACTAGAAACAACCTCGTATGATTTACCACTACCTAAAGAACCAACATAAGCAGAAATAGGCATAAAACTAACCAATAATCGGAATTCTACGAATAATAAAACGAGTAATATATGCGTTAAATATTAACTGAAAACCTTCATTGAACTTAAATAAATCAAAAAAATACCACATAGGAGCAGGTAAAGCTCGAAATAAAGCTGGCACGTTAAAATTAAATGGTATCCATGAAGATAATACATAAATGAACTCATGAACAACAAAAAGAAGTCCAAAAAACAAAACAAACCTAATGATAACAGTTCTAAAAATAAAACCTAAAAGAACATTAACGATACTAAATAACAATCCAAATAAAGCCATTTTAAAACCTCAATGTCACGTAGAAAGCAAAATACGCAAGGAAATTAAAGCCCATATCAAAGAAGAAATGACACCAATAAAAGAACGGTATTCCTCCAAAAATACGCAATGCATATCAATAACGTAATCTCTATCAAACACATTAAATTTAGCAACAGGACATGTAGCAGAAAGACCTGATGGACGTACTTCTAAATCTCGATACTGATTAAAAAGTTCTTTAATTGGACGAAGTATCTCCTCCGCAGAAGGTGGTGTATCTAGCGTCGGTTCCGGCACGTCTGGATGACTAAAATCAGGATTATTTGTACCATTATCAGAACCGCCACCTGACTCACCAGAAGAAAATCCAGGCGCACTAATATTCACATCAGAAGATGGTGAATTTTGAGCTGGATACATATAATCAAATTCTGTCAAAGAACCATAATTAGGATAAGCAACTTTTATTTCATTCGATGTTACAGGATTTGTTGAAGATACAGGGACTCCCTGATAATCTGGCTGGGATGCTGCATCCATTAATAAATTATTTATCATCTTAGCAAGAGTATCCAAATCCATAGGGACTTTCTTTAATCCATCCATAACAGAAAACCCATCATCATCAGTTGCCATCTTATAATCAGAAAAAAGAATCTCTAGAGCCTTATCAAAATCCTTATTAAAATACACCTGTATACCCTGAATAGGAGTAATAGTAGTAGTTATTGACTCACTATCTGTATTTAAATAAGAAGAAGTATAGCTATATTTTACAGACGAGGCCGCCCCCTCTTGTCCTTCATTTACCGATAAAATATTCAACTTATAGCTACAAGATTTATCAGGTGCCCGGCAAGTTAAACCACCACCTGATGCAACTGAATTAAAATATCCTTGAGCAACCCCAGTAACAGAACCTACAATAAATGGCCCCTTACAAGATGTACCATAAGTACATTGCCACCAACGATAACCGGCACTTACCTTATCAACAGTATCATAACTATTCATATTAAGTGAGTCAGCACTGATGACAAAAGGATTATCAGGAGTTGGTTCAAAATCTACAGTAAACGTTTTATCACCAAAATTAACCTCCCATTTACCGTTACCTAAAGCTTTACCAGATGTGGCAATTAAATAACGACCATTATCAGAAAAATTTTCAGCAGTAAGAGACCCAACGGAATATCCAACTCCAGCCCATGTCAATGCACCTGAAGCACTACGGAAAAAGCCCTTGCTGGCAATAGATGGCGATTTTGACAACACAGTTTTAGATACTGCTGTAGATGTATTCCTAACCATTAATGAATAAGCAGATTCGGTAGTCGTTACCTGAAGAGCTCTAGATGAAATCACCCTACCAAGCACAGTTGGAAGAACTGCCCTAGTTACAAGTAAAGGATTAGAGTAAACTTTCTGCACTGGAATTAATAAAGAGAAAAAAAATATAAAAAGAGATGTTAAAGCGATAACCCTTTGATTACAGCCCAAGCGCATAAAAGTCCCCAGAAAAAACTCATTAAATACCAGAAATTTAAAATCATAACCAAAAAAAGGGGAGAAACTCCCCTTACCTTAATAGATTAAGCCGATTTAACTGTACGAAGAATCCAACGAACGCCAGCAATACCAGCATAAAGTACAACTAATGATGCTGCTACGGCCATAATACCAGTAAGAACAGAACCAAAATCAATTGAATTGGTAAGTTGACTCAAATCAACCCCTGAAGAAGATGTGCCTGGGTCATCAGCAAAAGAAGGCATAGAAAATGAAGCTGCCAGTAATGAACCTAATGAAATGATCTTTTTCATAAAAATCCACCATTTATGCATTTCGTATTAACTTGATAATCAAGCTGATGCAATGTGAAAATAAATACAAAGCAACAACCGAAGTAAAAGCAACCCCCCAATATTGAGCAAATATTGAATAATCAATATCAGAGAATTGCTGGTATGGAATCTCAGAAAAAATTAACTTGACTTCCTTACAGTCACCACTGGGTTTAATATCACAAATAGAGGCAATAATAACTTTATCATGAGATTCCATAACTTATCACTTTTCTGCAATAGGAATTAAAACAATCTTACCAATACGTAATTTTTGAAAGTCACCAACAAAAATACTGGAAGGATGCAACTGATACAAACCAGCCGGATATGGAGCCTGGCCTTGTTCAAGAGGAATTTTAAATAGTTGAGGGTAATCCCCACCGAGGAAAATATAACCAGACTGTTCAGATATCGTATATGGTTTACCAGTGTTCTTAGAAACACCACTACGAGTATCTGCAACAGCTTGAGTAGGTTTAATTTCAATCTTAATCATAATACACCTAATGTTAAGCTACACGTAAATAAGACGGCTTTATATACCAAGAAGGAATAACACAATCCGAAACAGTTATTTCTCTTGTTTGTTTCACAACAACAGGAGAGAATTTAGAGACATTACATTTTTGAGCAATATCAATACCAATCTTCCTTAACCTTGCTCGATGTGTCTGGACTTGCTTTTTATTTAAATCAAAAATATGACCGTGAAACCATTGAATTGCATACATGGCTGTAGTATTGGCAGCACGAGTAGTGTCAACAACACCACGACTAATAAGATGTTCACTAATAGTTTCAAAGTCCATAGCATTCACCGATAACTTTTCATCAAGCTCAAGAAATTCAGAATGTAACTTATTTAACAAAGAATAATCAGAAAGTCCCCAATAGCACATGGATTTTTTTTGAAGAAAACGAGACTTTAATTTTTGCTCAAACCTGACAATGCCGTTGTCCTTGCAGTAATTAATGACATCCATTATATAATTAAATTCTTTAGAATCCTCTGAGAATTTATTTTTGATTTTCGCAAGGCTATGCAACTCAAGCTCATGAGCTTTGTTATATACTGTTGGGTATATAAGATTGACATTGCCTTTTTTTGAAAGCCAGTCAACGGATTTCCCATTGGAATGCAACCGTGGAATACTATTCCTGTAAGGTTGAGTAGAAAGACCTGATATATAATCATCCTCATTCCCCTTCCCTACTGATTTGTTTGATGTTATATGCAGTTCTTTAATTAAAGCACCATCAGTAATCAAATGAGCTTTTTCATTCTCTTTCGATTGTCCAGGCATTAACTTTGTACACTTGGTAAATAAAGGTAATTTCAGTTCAGTTAGAATCTGATTAAATACCATGACACAAGCATCTACAGTCGGAAGCCCAAAAAGATTATCAAGACGTCCCCAGCGGGACGGATTTCCAGTCATTTTTAACACTGAACCACGGATCGAGATTGAAACAACATCACAGAAAGAGCCACGATGCTGGAAGGTTGGTTGAGATAATGCGCTAGCCTCCCCGCTTTCAAGATGTATACGCTGATAAGCTACATCGCTCAGTATCGGCAACTGATAGCCGAAATCCTGTTCGATAGTTAACCAGTCGTAAAACATAGAATCTCTCAATCATTCAAGATGAGCCGCAAGGCTCAACACTGATACTTAACGGTATCAATAATGCTATTATCAAACATAACAGACGTCAATGGTATTGATACTAACAAATATCAAAACTGACCCTACAGATTCAGCTATGAAAAATGGAGGTTAAAATTAAGACTTTGCAATCAGCATGAGAAGGCAGCAGATATGGCAGTAGACAAAGAGTGTGCAGAACGTATACGTCTGTCTATCATCCAAAATTTTACATATGACGATATCGAAAATGAAACAGGTATCAGCGTCAGTACCCTTAAACGGCTGGCTTCTGGAGAAAGGGAACCCAAATTAATAGAAATCAGGAAGATAGCTAAAGCGACAGGAAAAAATCCGGTATGGTTAGCATTCGGTGAGTCAACCCTGCCTCTGCCTGAGAACCTTGGCGAAGATATGACTGCTTTTGGTTACGGTATGGATTTTAAGTTACAAGGTCATGAAGCAGGTGAAGCGGCGGCGAAAATCCGCCTGATGGCCGCGATCCGGGACATAGAGAAAGATGATGTTGTTTTTCTGGAAAAATTTATAGACTTGCTGAATCTGGATCGCACAATAAACAGCGTCAAAACCAAACGTTACGGCTACACAGAAGAAGAAACGCTGAAAAGACTAAACCTTCCCCAGCCGAAGGGGAAAAAGTAAAAATACCGTGGGAAACCACGGTAAAGTTCGGGTGTCACAGAACCCCGAACCGCTTCGCGGTACAAATTTTAACCAAATGAAGAAAAAAAGACCATGCTTAAAAAAGATGGAAAAAGGAAAAAATAGTTGTTATTGAAAAAGCCAACTGCTTAGACTGCGAACAATTATCAGAAAGAATAGTTGAAAAAATCAAAGAGACAGAAGCATTAATAGAATGCCCTATTGGAGAACTGGACTTTCAATACATCGTCATGAATGAAGCCAAAGCATATGCTATAAGAAAAAGAAAAAGATTTATATTTCAAAGGGTTAGCATATGATTTTGAAGGGGGTGAAAAAGCAGAATGGACAAGAAATTTAAGGGATGCACTCATATTCGATGATGAAAGAAAAGCAGCAATGATGATAAGGATAATGACATTCCCAAGAATGAATTATGAAATAGTTCCTTTAATCTACAAAGTAGATCCTCTATTCAAATCTGAAAAATAAAAATTTTGGTACGCACAATGGCGTTATGTATAAAAAGGCCGCTGCCGGATGAAAGTCTAGCAGCGGCCTTTTCAACATAACGCATACTACATTATGCGCACCAGTATAAACCAAGGAAGAATCCAGTCGTTGGCGGTCATGATTGTCGTGCTCATTAACAACGACCAAACCCCATATCTCACTTACTACCGTATTCTCGGCTTAACCGTCCATGCAACCTCAACACATTGGTTTCAACTGCCGTCACCACGTTCTCCGGAAAATCTGTCGGTAATGAAGTCTTCACGTTATCCAGTGCTGCCGGAATCATTCTGGCAAAGTCACTTAGGATTTCATGCATCTGCACTTCCGGGAATCTCAGCACCTTTGCTGTCGCCAAAAAATGTCGCGGATAAATTTTATCGATTGCCGTTTTTTTGCCTTTGGATGCGTTAAGCCCCATTGCCAGTTTGAGATCGCTGATGTGTATTCCCGTACCGCCAAGGACCGGAAATGCTGAAATGATGTCGTAAAATGGCGTGAGTCGATAACTGCCGCCAGCCTGAATAAATACGGAGAAGTTTTTTGCATGGCCATCCGTTGCGCCAATCAACCACTGGAAGACCTGGAATTTCATAAAATCATAACGATCGCGAAGCGCCTCGCTGGACCCCATCAAAAACGCCATGATCCGCGCGATGCCTGGGCCTCCATCTGATTCATATTTCACAGATGAAGGTAAACCGAATGTCTGACACATATCCTCCTGTGGCAAGCGAAGTAAAACCGTTCGCTCAGTATTCCAACGCCTGTCAAAACGTTCGACCGCTAACGCGCGCACCCTTCCCGCTTTAATGATTTCTGCGTCCGGAACATTCAACCCAAGTTCTTTCGCCAGCAGCAGACAGTAATACTCATTATCAACGCTTTGGCTGAGATCGAGCGTCGCATTGGGCTGCCTGATTTCGCCAATCGGTAATTTAATGATGTGCGTCGTCGGCGTTATTCCTTTCGGAATGCACCAGTCATTGCCTATTCTAAGCAGCGCTGTCTTCTCCTGCGCGCCAGCAACCGAGATGCGAAAGTCATTTTCTTCTCTAATCATGCCCAGAGGGATATCTGCTTTATAAGCCGTTAATACTTCTTCAAGCCTGGCTTCAGTAAGCTTTTCCCATGCCATTATCGGGCGCGTTATGGTTTCATTTTCGGGTAATAACGTTACGGCACCAACGCTGTCTCGCCCTATTTCTGACAATAAATCAAACGGTTGTCTGGATTTAGCATGATAACGTTTAACGATCCGGTCACGTACAATCGGGCTATCGGGTAACAGGTTATCGAAGAAGTTAAATACGGCATCTGAGGTGATATTCCCCCTCTGCAATGGCAGCGAAAGTGACAACGGTCTGGCATAACGGCTGGCTAACCACTCCGGTGCATACTTAAAGGTGTGCGCGCCGTTGGCTAACTTCGTTAACTCGCCTACCCGCTGGTTGTTCATCCAAGTGACAAGTTTAGGCATTACCACTCCAGATCTTGCTGTTCTGTTGATTCTGGCGAGGCATTTTTCGTGTCGCATAGTGTCATTGAGAGTTCAAGCGACTGTAAAATCTTAAAAAATGTCGTGAGCGTGGTATTGTCAGGGTTGTTTTCGAAATTGGAAATTGTCGCCTGCTTAATGCCAATTTTTTTCGCCAGCTCGCTCTGCGTCCAGCCATTTTGCTGGCGAACCAGTTTCATTGCATTCGCTAATTGCGTTGGGCTATAGATCTTCTGAAAGCTCATCAT